CTTATTTCATGCTGGGCATGTAACCATGCTCAAAATGGAAAAAGAACTTTGTGACTACCTAAAAGTTGCTCTTCAGGTTGATCCTACAGTAGATCGTCCGGGCATAAAAAATAAACCGGTTCAATCTGTTTATGAAAGATACACACAATTACAAGGATGTAAGTATGTTGATGAGATTCTTGTATATGAGACAGAAGTAGATTTGCTTAATTTAATTCAGACACAAACATTTCATATTCGGTTTTTAAGTGAAGAGTATAAAAATATAGATGTTACTGGAAAACAATATTGTATAGATACTGGCATAGAAATTCACTATCACTTACGAAGGCATCAATATTCTTCTACTGAAATTAGAAACAGAGTTTATTTACTTGAAAAACAAAAAAGAGATGAGAAGAATGATGATCCAGTAGTAAATCAATATTCACCAAAAATATTAGAAAAATATTTTATTCAAACTGATTAATAACATGAACGCAATCGGAACTACCCTAAGAAATGCATACACTATTACAAATAAAATAAATGAATAATGATTCTAGGATATTAGTTGCTGGTGCCAAAGGAATGGTTGGATCAGCAATTGTAAGAAACCTTGAAAGCAAAGGTTATACTAACGTTATAGAAGGAACTCGTAATAACGTAGATTTTACAAATCAATATGAAACCGAAAAATATTTTGGTTGGAAAGAACCAGAGTATGTTTTTCTTGCAGCTGCTAAAGCAGGTGGAATTATGGCAAATAAAACATATCCTGCACAATTCATTTATGATAATTTGATGATTCAATCAAATATTATTAATACCTCCAAGAACTATGATGTTAAAAAACTTCTGTTCCTTGGATCATCTTGCATTTATCCGAAGCATCCTAATATTCCAATTACAGAAGATCAACTTCTTACAAGTCCTTTGGAAACATCCAATGATGCTTATGCGATTGCAAAAATTGCAGGAATCAAAATGTGCCAATCATATAGAACACAATATGGTTTCAATGCTATTGCCCTAATGCCCACAAATTTATATGGTCCTAAGGATAATTTTAACCTTGAAACTTCTCATGTTCTTCCTGCTTTACTCCGAAAACTTCATGAAGGTAAAGATTTAATTGGACATACCCTTGATGAACTTTATCAATATCCAGTAACTCTTTGGGGTGATGGATCTGCGATGCGTGAGTTTCTGTATGTCGATGATCTTGCAGAAGCTTGTTATATTTGTATGCAAAATTACGATGAATCTGAACACATTAATGTAGGTACTGGTGAGGATGTTACTATTAAAGAACTTGCAGAAACTATCTCTGACATCATTGGCTTTAGTGGTGGATTTAATTGGGACACATCAAAACCCAATGGAACTCCTAGAAAAGTTTTAAATGTGGATAAAATTAAATCTCTTGGTTGGGAACCAGTTACAAATTTACGTGATGGAATTTTAAAAACATATCAATGGTATTTGCAAAACGTGCGTTGATATACTATAATAAATACTAGAAATAAACATTTTTTATGAGTGAATATAAGAAAACAGCACTTGTACTTGGTGCTGGTGGTTTCATTGGAAGTCACATGGTTAGAAGGTTAAGGAAAGAAGGATATTGGGTGCGTGGAGTAGATATAAAATATCCAGAGCACTCTATGAGTGCTGCAGACGAATTTGTTAAAGGAGATCTTACAGATCAAGTTTTTGTGGGTAAGATTCTTTCTGATACTTTTGATGAAATCTATCAGTTTGCTGCTGATATGGGTGGTGCTGGATATATCTTTACCGGAGATCATGATGCAGATGTGATGAATAATTCTGCAGCAATTAATTTAAATGTCCTTCGTTCTCTAAAAGATTTAAATGAAGCAACTGGAGTAAATAAAACAACTATTTTCTTCTCTTCATCTGCCTGTATATATCCAGAACACATTCAAATGGATGTAGAAAATCCTGGACTTGAAGAGAATGATGCTTACCCAGCTGGACCAGATAGTGAATATGGATGGGAAAAACTCTTCTCAGAAAGATTGTACTTTGCTTATAATCGTAATTATAATATACCAGTTAGGGTTGCTCGTTACCACAATATTTTCGGTCCTGAAGGAACCTGGATGGGTGGTAAAGAAAAGTCACCTGCAGCAATCTGTCGCAAGGTAGCAGAGCTTCCACTTGAAGGTGGTGAAATTGAGATCTGGGGGGATGGTGAGCAAACACGTTCATTTCTTTATATTGATGAATGTATAGAAGCAACTTATCGTCTTGTTCAATCAAGTTTTATGGGACCAGTAAACATTGGTTCTGAAGAGATGGTTAGCATCAATACTCTTGCAAATACTGCGGCTAAAATTGCAGGTAAAGCAATTACTAAAAAGCACATTGAGGGACCTCTTGGAGTTCGTGGACGTAATTCAAATAATGATTTGATTCGTGAGAAACTGCAATGGGATTATTCAATGTCCCTTGAAGATGGTATTACAAAAACTTATGATTGGATCAATTCTCAATTAAAAAAATATACTCCTTTTCATCATTCTGTTTGATATGAAAATTACTATTTTAGGATCTGCTGGTCAGATCGGTGCATATCTTTTAGATTACCTTCGTGATAAAGGTCATGAAGTTACTGGTATTGATGTAGTTAATGGCCCTGAAAATGATCTACGTGTAACTCCAAACAGTTATGTTGAGAATATAATTAAAGATTCTGACTTTGTATTCTTTCTTGCGTTTGATGTTGGTGGGTCCAGGTATCTTAAAAAGTATCAACACACCTTTGATTTTATCAATAATAATACTCGTCTCATGGCAAATACTTTTAAATTGCTTGACAAGTATAAGAAGAGATTTGTATTTGCATCATCTCAGATGAGCAATATGAGTTATTCTCCCTATGGTGTAATGAAACGTGTGGGAGAACTTCATACCACAGCATTGAAAGGATTAATTGTTAAGTTCTGGAATGTGTATGGTATTGAAAACGATCATGAAAAAGCACACGTTATTACCGACTTTATTCGTAAAGGATTTGAAGAAGGTGAGTTTCAAATGCTGACTGACGGCACAGAGGAACGTCAGTTTCTTTATGCTGAGGATTGCTGTGAGGCATTGGAAATTGTGATGGAATCATATACTGATTTTAAACCAGAAGATCCTCTTCACATTACTTCTTTTAAGACAACTACAATTAAAGAGGTGGCTTCAATTATTAACGGATGCTTCAATCTTATTAATAAACCAATTAAAATTAAACCAGGTCTTGCAAAGGATAGTGTTCAAATGGATAAAAAAAATGAGGCAGATTTGTATATCACCTCTTGGTGGCTGCCCAAAACTACTATAGACAAAGGTATTGCAAAAGTGTTTAATGTGATGAAGGAGGAATATGAAAGTAATTGATGTGTTTCCATTCTTTAATGAACTGGATATTTTAGAGATTAGATTAAATATTCTTGATCCTTATGTTGATTGTTTTATCTTAAGTGAAGCAACGAAAACATTTTCTGGACTTGATAAACCACTTTATTATCAAGAGAACAAAGATAGGTTTGAAAAGTTTAATCATAAGATCATTCACAATATTGTTGAAGATACAACGTCAGAAGAACTTCACCCATATCAAAGAGATGTTTTTCAAAAAGATAACATTAAAAAAATAGTTCTTGAAAATGTATCTTATGAAGATGTTATTATCTGGAGTGATATTGACGAGGTTCCAAATCCAGATGCAATTGAAGATTTGAATACATATTTTGTGCAAGATTCGATCTTTCATTTTGCACAAGAAAATTGCATGGGGTATTTTAATCTTGTTGAAGTTGGTGGTATAATTCGTGCCATGGTTACTGATTGGGATTATAAAGATAGACCTAGATGGTTGGGTACAAAAGTATTTGGAAAGTCAATTCTTGAAAAATATACTTTATCTGAGCTACGCAGTAAGCAGGAAAGTGTAAACAATTACAGAGTTTTTCCTGGTGGATGGCACTGGAGTTATGTTGGAAGTGAAGGTCTTTCTGTTGAAGAAAGAATCCTAAAAAAGATTGAATGTGCTGCTCACTCAGAGTTAAACACAGACCAAATCAAACAGAATGTTGCTAGGGTTAAAGATAATAAAGATCCATTGGGAAGAGATTATGCAGTTTATGAAATTGTTCCTTTAGACGATTCATACCCTAAGTACATTCTTGACAATAAAGAAAAGTTTGCAAGTTTAATCAAATGATTGTTTCTGAAATATACGATGGTTCTGGTATCGGTAATCAACTTTGGCATATTATTGTCCCAAGAATAGTTGCTGAAAAAATGGGATATGATTGGGGTATTCAAAAGAAACCAACTACTCCATTTAAAGCATGTGCATTTATGACTAACTTTGATATGGGAAAACCAGTTATTGGTGGGCATGGACCCGAAGGAGGTCCTCCACTTGAGTTACCGGAAGGAATAACCGATTATTATTTGGAGCGTAGACAAAAGTATCCTTCCTACATGGGTGGGGAAGAAATGAATGTCTTTGATGAGCACCTTTGGAATGGTCTAAAAGACAACACAAAGGTAGAAGGTTACTTTCAAAATATGTCGTATATCAATCATCGTAGAGATGACATTATTAAATGGTTAGATTATGATAATAAAATTACTGATTATTCATCTGATGACATTTGTGTAATTCAATTTCGTGGTGGTGATTATTTAACTGGTGCCTCTTGGGTTCCGGCAGAATATTATCAAAATGCAGCAAAATATATGTTGCAGAAAAATCCTAACATAAAATTTGTTTGTGTAACTGATGATCCAGGACATGCAAGACAATTTATCCCATTTGCAGAAGTTGTTGGATCTGCTATAATGGATGAGAAAGATCCATATCAAGGAAGTATTGGTTGGTATGCATATCCTGGTGGTCCAGTTGGAATTGATTATTCAATTCTCAACACTGCCAAGAATGTAATTATTTCTTCATCTACTTTTGCATTTTGGCCAGTATGGACAAACAAAGATTGTGATGTAATTGCACCAAAGTATTGGTTTGATTATAAAACTTCTAATGGTTGGTGGAGACCACACGAATCTATTGTGGACGATTGGTACTGGTTGGATCGTGAGGGTGATCTTATGACTGGAATAGAGTGTAAGAAAGAATATGAAATGTACAAAGAAACTAAAGAATTTTATAGGAGCATCAAATGAGTAAAGTTAAAATTTATACCTATTCTCACAATCGTCCAGATTTTATTAAACTGCAGCACGAAACAATTAAACGTCATGTTAAAAATGACTATGAGTTTATCGTATTTAATAATGAACGTCCTGGTGGTGACGGTGGATTTGATGAATCAAAAATTGGGGAAATTAGTAACATCTGTAAAGAGATTGGTGTAAAGTGCATTCGTGTTGAGTTGGATTCAGAACTTCAACACCTTAATGGTGTTAAAATGTTTGATGGTGATAGTTATACAAATGGTAATAATGCCTGTGCATATTCTTTCACCTGGGGATGGAAAAATTATATTGTAAAAAATAAGTGTCTTTCTATAATTATTGATTCTGATATGTTTTTTATTAGAGACATAGATTTAATTGATGAAATGAAAGATCATAATTTTGCTTTTGTTCCTTCTTATCGTTATCACGAACAATATAAGAGTCCAGAAAATCCAGGAAAAATTGCTTTCAAATATCCCTGGAATGGTATCATTTTTGCAAAACCACATGAGCTCCCTAATCCAAAAGAAATTAGTTGGGGATGTGGATATGTGAATAACATTGCAACTGACGTTGGGGGAGAAGTTTATTACTATCTTGAAAAATATAAAGATCAAATCAAAGAACGTTATATTGATCAATGGGGTGTTCTCGTTGATATTGAACCTCCATTTGAGGTAAATTATAGCGGATGTGGACAAATGTTTGCTAACTTTGATAAAGGTGAGGTTGAAATTCGTGATTATCAAGAATCAAATCTTCGCACTTTCCCACATCAAACACAAAGAGAAAATTACTGGGAATATGCATACAATAACTTTGATACTATCATGAAAGTTGCAAGAGAGAATAATTTTCCCAGACCAACTTTTGTTGACATGTTAAAGTTTGAAACTGATGAAAATCTTCTTCAAGATGCTTTTATATTTCACTACAAGAATGCAAGTAATACTCTTCCTTGGATGAGTGGAGACACTGGTATTCAATACAATCATTACAAAACTCAAGGACTGCAAAATTTATTAAATCAGTTTCAATTTCAAAAAAGAATTTTAGGAGAATAAAATGGCAATCAATCATGATCAAATTAAAAAATTAATCGGTGAGAAAGAAGAAGTAATAATTTTTGAAATTGGATGTGCTGATGGTAGAGATACTAGAAAGTTTCT